CGACGGGATCCAGCATGTAGATCGCATAGTCGGTGACGCTTTCGACCAGTAGCCGGAAGCGCTCCTCGCTCGCTCGCAGCGCTTCCTGCGCCGCGCGCCGCTCCGTCAAATCCCGCGTCACCTTTGCGAAGCCGATCAACTGGCCTGCGGAATCGCGAATAGGATCGATGACAACATTGGCCCAGAAATGCGTGCCATCCTTACGCACGCGCCATCCCTCGGCTTCGAAGCGGCCTTCCCGGTCTGCGGTATTCAATGCAAGTGCAGGTATGCCGGCTGCCTGATCCTCTGGCGTGTAGAAGCGGGAAAAATGCTGGCCAATGATCTCGTCGGCTTCATAACCCTTGAACCTTCGCGCGCCAGCATTCCAGCTGATGACCGTGCCATCGACCGATAGCATGTAAATCGCGTAATCTGTGACGCTCTGGACAAGCAACTCGAAGCGGTTTCCAGAGTTCTCCGGCTCCGCCGTGCTCATAAAGCCCTCATAATATTATATGTTATCGAAACATGCGAACACGCTGACTGGTCGATCGTTCCCCGGCTGGCGGGGCGCGTACAGGCCCAAGCGGCATCTCATTATAAATACGCCCTTATTTTTCCGAAGCCGTTGTGCGGTAGGGCGGAAGATGGCGAGGTCGTTGACGCGGTTGGGGACAGCCGCTAATTCCCACCCCAGCGCGCGGGTGTAGCTCAATGGTAGAGCAGCAGCTTCCCAAGCTGACGACGGGGGTTCGATTCCCCTCACCCGCTCCACCTGAAACATAAGTTCCTCATCCAACGGCCTGCCACTCGCTAGGCCGATGATGGCGCGCAGGCGCGCGGACACTTCTATCTCGACGCCGCGTGGCGTTTTCGCGGGGGTGACCGTCACCGTGTCGATCAGCGCGCGCAGTCGAGGGATGGCCTCCAGCTGCGCTTCGGCGTTCCCGGCGAGGGCTTCGCTCAGGGCGCGCACCTGGTCGCGGTAATCGTCGGCGATCTTTGGATGCAACGCGATCACAGGCAATGCTTCGAGGTTCGCCAGCTGCTCCTCGGCGTCGGCCTTCTCCTTCGCGGCCCTCGTCATGATTTCACGGACTTCCATGAACTCGCCGGCACCATCTGCCAGTGCGGCCGCGAGGCGCTTCACCTTGTCAGTGGCGGTTCTCAGCTTCCGTTCCAGAACCGATCGCTCCGCTTTAATCTCGGCCGTGCGCCGCGCCAGATCCTCATGATATTCCTTTACGAAGATCGCGACATAGCGCGGATCCAGCAGCCCTTCTTGGAGCGCCTCCAGCACGCGCTGTTCGTAAAGGTGGTTCCGTATGGTGCGGTTGTTGTCGCAGTTCGCGCCATCGCGCCTAGCGCCGCATGCCCAGACGCCATCGCCAATGACGTTCCACGGCCCGCCACAGGAGCCGCAGCGGCCGATGCCCGATAGTAGGCGCTTCGGCCGCTTCGCCTTCCGGAAGGTGACGCCTTCCGTCTTCGCGCGAGCGTCCAGGACGGCTTGCCAAAGCTCATCGTCGATGATGCGCAGATCCGGCGCGTCCTCGATCATCCATTCCGATTCCGGATTGGGCTTGATCAGCGTCTTTCGCGTGCGGGGGTCGGTGACCTTGCTGGTGCGGTTATGGACTATCCTGCCGATATAGATCTGGTTCTGGATCAGCCCGTTCATGCGCTGGCGATCGCCGTGGATCGTGCTGCCGCGCCATTCGCCACCCCTTGGGCCGGGCACGCCTTCTGCATTCAGACTGGCGGCGATCGCGCGCGTGCTTCGGCCGGCGGCGACTTCGCGGAAGATACGGCGCACGATCGCGGCCTGCTCTTCATCAATGACGCGCAGGCCGCGCAACAGATTGCCTCGGCTATCGACCTGGTTGGCGGTACGGTAGCCATAGGCGAGCCCGGCTGGCACGCGCCCTTGCGACACGGTTCCGCGCTGGCCGCGCTTGATCTTCGCGCCTAGCTCCTTCCTGAAGCGGGCATCCATGAGGCCCTTGATCGTACCCGTGATGTCATCAACTTCGCCGTCGGAGAGGGTGAACAGGCGGGCACCGGCATAGTTCAGTCGTTCGCGGATGGCGAAGGCGTCGCCCTGGTGGCGCGCAATGCGGTCGGTGGCTTCTGCCAGCACCTGATCGATGCCGCCCGATTCAACGCGAGCGAGCATGGCGTTCAAGCCGGGACGCTGGCCCTCTTCGATGCCTGCAGCGCCGCTGATCGCGTAGTCGGTAAAAATGTCGACGATTTCCCAGCCTTCGCGCTGGGCGCGATCGCGGCAGACGGCGATCTGATCCTCGATCGAGCGGCTATTCTGCAGCTGGCTGGAATATCGGGCGTAGATCAGGGTCCGCATGGGTGTTGGGCTTTCGACCTTTTCGAGCGGCGGCAAAATCGCGTGCGGATGTAGCACGCGCGAGCGCTTTCACAAATTCGACCACATCCGGGTCCAGGGGCGCGAGGCTGACGTGCTTACCCATCTGCGGGCTCATTGATGTAGGGCGACCATCCCACTGGCTTCAGCCAGCGGTAAAGGTGCCAGAGTGCTGTGATCTTCGCGGCGTTCGCCTCGATCGACGCGTCGAGGCTTGTCTCGGCCTTGCATGCGGTGGCCCACGCGCTGCGCGCCATGATGATCCGTTCTGGCCTGGTCCAATACCAGGGCTGGCGCTTCAGGCAGATGGCATCGCCTGCCTCGCGCCCGGCCATCTGCTCGATGTTCGACCAGATGATATCGTCCTGCTGGGCGCGGTCGGATAGCGCCTGCCCTGCCGCCTTGAACGCGGCCTTGCGGCGCGCCCGTTCGTCTCGTGCGAACTGGTGCAGCTGGGCGGGTGTTGCTTCAGGCACGGGGCATCCCGCCATGCTGGACACCGTCAAGGTAGCGCCCGGCGAAAGATTTGGTGGTGAGGAGGGCGTGACCGCTGCCGTTGGTCCAGCGCGTGCCCGCGCCGTTTAGCTGGCCGCAGGGCAAATAAGCTCCCCATTGCTTGAAGAAGAACGGAACGGCGGATTCGGTGCACTGATCGCGCAGCGCGCGGGCCCAATCCGCCCGCATCGGGCGTGCGCCCTTCCCGCTTTCCCCGCCGACGACGACCCAATCGATACCGCCGATGAGCCCAGTATAGTCGCAGCTGCGGCAGCATTCGTATGCGCCGGTAGAGGGGTCCATGCTCAAGCCGTCGCGGGCATTCGGACAAATCAGCCACTCGGCTAGATCCACCGGGCCCAGCAGCGGCTCACAGGACAGCCAGCGGACGGCGGCAGGGCTGGCGAGCAGATCCGGAATGCGTTCATCAGCGCGGGCCTGATCTTCAACCGACACTCCAAGCCAGACATTGGGGAGAAAATTCCCGAACCAGAGATTGAAGTCGGCGGTGAACTCGTTCCCGCTGCCGATCGCGGCTCGCGGCCAAGCGTTCACAATGTCGCTAACGCGGCGCGCCCACGATGGGTCTGACAGATGGGTGCGCATCCGATCGGCGCGCTTCGTTAGCACCTGATGGATGTGCTGCGGCGTCATCGCCATCACTGCGAAGCAGCGGTCGATCCATTCTTTGGGCACGGACGGGTGAAACATGTCACCATGCGCGTTCCAGAAGATCTGACGCGGCTTTGTCCAGCGGAGCGGCTGCAGCAGTTGGTCTTCGTTGAGGCGCACCTCGCCATTCCAGACCGGGCCAGCCTTGCTGTCGATCGTCAGCCCGACGCGGGAGGGATGATGCTTCAGGCGCGTTCCGGCGAGGCGCATGGCATAGCAGTTGGTGCAACCGGGCGAGATGACGCTGCAGCCATTGATGGCGTTCACGGTGGCGTCGGTCCACTCGATCTTGGTGCCGTCAGCCATTGGCGCCGCCAGCACCTGACGACTGCACTGCCGTCGCCGATACCTTCGCCGCATCGGCGATAATCGCGTCGAGCTCCTTCAGACCGGCATAGCCATTGTGGCAGTTGACGGGAAAATCCTTGTCCCACTTGATCAGGCGGAGCGCGATCGCGAGCAGTTCGGGCGCGGCGTCGGCAAGGGCCTTCTTCTGGGCGAACTCGGCCGCGTCTTCCGGCGTGTCGCAGCACTCGGGCATGATCGCCCAGGCTCGCTCGAAACGGGCGTCGGTCAAGTCGAAGACGGGGCGCTGTGCGTTTGCCATCATCGCGTCTGCCCAACAGGCGGTGAAGCCGTGGTCGAAAAAGAACTGCGCTAGTGCGCGGTTGTCGGCTTCGCTCATATCCAGGTCTCCACGATCACGCGGTCGTCTCTCGGATCAGGCGGCAGACGGGTGAGGAAGGGCGGCAGCTTTGCGCGCACTTCGTCCAGGGTGCCGGCGACATGGCAGCGGGGCGTGGGCGCGTTGATGTTCTGGCCAATATGCCATTCGCGGGCGACGAACTGGCCGGGATAGTCGCTGGGGTTTTCGGTGATGACCCAAAGGGACAGCACGCCCGGCGTCGGCTCCTCGGGAAGATATTCGATCTTCCAGGTGGGGTGATAGGGCATCGCATGCTGCTGGCCGTCGAGGCGGATCATCAGGTGCGCGCCTTCTGCGCCGTCGATCGTGCCATCCATTGGGTGACGGCCTCCGGTATAGCGCACGCGGCCGCCCGGGTGGGCAGGCACGCCATAGTAGCTGCGGATATAGTCAATGCTCATCGGCTGGCCCTCCGGCTGATGATCGGCCGGTCGCGGGGGATCGGCTCGAAAAGAAGGGCCGCTGCCATCTTGTGGCGGTAGGCGGCGAACATGCTGACGATCGTCCAGCCAGCGAGCAGGAAGCTGCAGGCGAAGATGACCGCGGCGATCTGGCTGAAGGCGCTCACTGGACGGCTCCACGCGCATAGCGGGCCGACGTGCCGTAGCTTTCCTTGACGTAGCCCACCTTGCGCCAGCCCAGGCGGCGCAGGAGCATCGCAATCTGGAAGTTGTCGCGCGGTGCAGGGATGCGGCCTTCGCGGCTGGCCTCGGCCAGCTGGCGGCGCAGGTCTGACATAGTGACTTCATTGGCATCGCGCAGCTGGCGGGCGATGAAGAGGCCGATCCGAGCCGCCGCCTCGCTCATGTCGGTGAGCGCGATCATCGCGTTTTCGTCGGCGATCTTGGGATCGACCAATTCGTTGATGTCAGCCCGGCGGGTGAGACTCGCGGCGACGCCTTCGCGAGCGATGTGCGCCGTGCCGTCGGCCGCATGGCTCAGGACGCGCCAGCGCAGGCCGAGAAACAGCGCGATGCTGCCGGGATAGGGAAATTGGTTTTCAGTTTGAAGCACATGAGCCTCCCGTGTTGGAGATTGGCTCAATTAGCTATCTTGGCTAAATCATGTCAACGGCAAATTTAGCCGGTCTAGCTAATCCGGCTCAAGCCCGTTGACTCTTTGGCAATGTTTGTTCGATTTATGTTCTCACCAGCAGAAAGGAGTCGTGGGTGGGTTATTCTGGTAAGGTGCAGCGGTCGATCGATGCGGCTGCGGGTAAGAGCAAGCCAATCGGCTATGTCTTCATGGTAGATACGCAGGTGAAGGGGCCGCTGCGCCAAACGCGCGCGGAAGCCGTGCAAGACGCAGTCGAGGCGCGTGAGGCGCACGTCGATGTGCAATATGGGCGGGTGTTCTTGGAGCCTCTGACCTGGATTGCTCCGATCTGGCCTTAGAGGTCGGCGTTATATCCGATAACCCGTCCAATGACGGTCAAGGGCTCTTCACCCAGCAGCATTTCCTTATGCTCGGGGTTTGACGAGCAAGGGGCCAGCCTGGGCGGGCTATCGAGATACTGTTTGAACGTCATCTCCCCGCCCGGTCGCATCATTGCATAGTAGCTGCTCGCGACCAGAGCCTTGTCGTCCGGATCGCAGAAGATGATGCCGCCATGAGGTATCAGCTTGTCCATGCTGTCACCGTCGGGCTCGAGGGCGAAGGTGTTCGGTCCACCCTTGGTCGTCGGTATGAGGTCCAACGGATCTTCCATTGCCGCGCGCCAATTGCCCGCCGCGATCTTCCCCAGTAACGGCACCCTTCGCACAGGGCGGCGAGGAACAGTCGCGCCAACTAGTTCGTCCGGCTCGACGCCCAGCGCTTCCGCGATCGCGGCCCGCCAATCGCCGTCAAGCTTTCGCTTGCCAGTTTCGATCTTTTGAATTGTGGCCAGGTCCGTCGGTTTGCCTGTGCGAGGGTTCATCGTCAGCGCCCCCAACTGCTCCAGCGTGAGGCCCCTGCGCTTTCGAATTTCGCGTATCAAATTCTGGTTTTCCGCCATTCCTACGGAATAGCCGACCCGGCTAAATTCGTCTTGGCTGGATATAGCTAATTTGACTTGACGCGAATTAGCCAATGTAGCTAAAGCGAGAGCATGACGCTGCAAGATTACCTCTCTCGTGAAGGACTTACCTTTACCGCCTTCGCCGCTTTGATCGGGACGAAATACCCGCGCACGGTCGAGCGATATGCCAAGGGACAGCAAATTCCCGATCGCACGATGATGCTGCGCATCGTCGAAAAGACGAGCAGCGAGGTAATGCCCAACGACTTTTACGGGGTCGGTCATGTCGCCCCCGATACGAGCCGCAGCGTGCGACCGTCACCGGGAAATGCCAAGGATTTTTCCCCCAAAGATGAGGAGGCGGCCTGATGGCTATTGCTGTGTGCCAAGGGGCTGCTCGTCAATCGCGTCTGCCGCTCTCGATAGCGCCTGGGCAAGTTCGCGAAGTTGCGGCCCACCAATTGCCAATTGAAGAGCTTCGGTCTTTCCTGCGTTCAGTTGGGCTTCTGACGTCACATAAGGAAGGCGCACAATCGCCATCATCGGCGCCGTTTGGATTGCCCAGCCAATCAGCGGGTAGCATTGAATGTTGCCGTCAGCAGTCTTGGCCCATTCTTCAGTCATCTGATTTGCCTCTTCGTGTTCGATTCGGGAACGACACGATAGCCGAAGCCGGGGGCGCTGCCAGCGCCTCCGGGGGAGGTCGCGCTTAGACCATGCCACGGGGGGATATTGCCACGGGAGAGAAGGCGCTTGCGCTGGCGACCAAACGCGCCATCGAAGCGGCTGGCGGGCTGGAACGCTGCGCCGACGAAACTTCCATCAAAAAGAGCCAGTTGTCGCGGTGCAGTTCCGTCAATGAGCCCGACAGCATCACGATCCGGGACGCCATCACCATCGATCTTCTGGGAACGCGCGTTGAGGGGCAGCCCTTCATCCTGCGCGCCTACTGCCGCCAGCTGGGCGGCGTGTTCGTGCCGATGCCGGAGCCGCAGGACGATGCCAATGGCCTGACGCTGTCGGTGGTCGAACTGGCGGGCGAGCTCGGCGGTCTGTCAGACAGCATCCGGGAAGCGATCAGCGGCCAGGGCGAGGCTGGCGAGGCGGTTTCGCCGCGTGAGCGGGACGCCATACGTGCCGACATTCAGACGATGCAGGAAACGCTGGCCGCGCTGGATCAGCGCATGCTGGCCATGGACGGGGGACGCTGAGGATGGCCACGAACGCACGCGATCTGCGCTTCTCGATCGGGCCGCTCTGCCTCTCCACTTCCGTTCGGGAACTGGAGGAATGGGTAGCGGGTGCGCCGGAAGGCGCGGATTTCGTCTATGCGCGCGGCGCGGTCCTGGACCAGCGCCGCGATGTCGTTGTGCGGGCGCGGGAGCTTGCGCAGGAGGGCGAGGTTCGCACGCACCAGCGCAAGGTGAACGGCGAATGGGAATATTTCGTCGTCCGCCGCTATCCCGAACGGCACGGCAAGGCGGTCACCCGGCCCCTGCATGTGGTCGCGGAAACACCGGCTGGCCGGGTGCTGGCGATCATGGAGCGCTGCCTGAAGCTTGGCCTTCCGGCGCGGACCAATGCCGAGATCGCACGGGAAATGGGCCTGAAGAACGCAGAGGCCGCCCGTTACCTCTTCAACCAGCTGGTCGAGCAGAAGCTGCTGACCGTCACGAACTTCGGCACGCGCGAGCGGCGCGTCGTCACCTTCGTCGCCACCGGCAAATCGACAGTGCGGGGCGCGCTATGAGCGATCTGATCTCCTGCATGGGCTGCGCCGACATGCAGCAGGGCGTGCCGGAAGCGGCCCTGCCTGACGGCTGGGACGCCATGCGCATCCCCGGCTTTGAGCCCGCCTACTTCTGCGGCGGGTGCGTCGATGGCGGCATGATGGAGCAGTATCGGGCGAAACAGGGGCTTCCCCGGCGTGCGCGGTGGCGGTTCCCGAACGGCATCATGGCCCTCTATCGCCCGGCGGCGAAGCAAGTCCTGCTGGCGACGGCGGATGGCATGGCCGAGATCAGCGAGCGGGAAGCGGAGCAGCTGGTGGCGGCGATCGCTGCAGCGCTGGCGGTGCGCGGCCTTGCCGAGCGGCTGACGGTGGAGGCGCTCCGGTGACCTTCGTCGACATGACCATCACCCGCCGCCATTTCGAGGCGCGCTACAATCAGGTGGGCCGCTGCATGCTGGCCGACCTGGCGCAGATCTTCGGCATCGAATTCGAGACGGCCGAGCATTGGGCCGACGAGATCGACCGCGAAACCAATGAGCAGATTGCCGCCGCTTGCCGGCCCCTTTCGGGCGGCGGTTCGACTGCGGGGGCCGGTGCGACTGCACATCGCCTGGCCTCCGCCTCTTCCCCCTCCGCAAATCCATAAGCCGCAACCGGCAAGCCCAAGAGAGAAGGACGTTTCATGGCCAGATCGAAGAAAGCGACGGCGCAGGCAGCGCCTGAAGAGACGACAGCACCGGAGGGCCTTCGGGTCGCACCCATGGCCATTCAGCCGGTGCCGCTCGGCCGTCTAGTCCGCGCGCCGGAGAATGTCCGCCATACGGACAAGGCGGCCGATGTGGAGGGCCTGGCCGACGATATCGCCGCGCACGGGCTGCTCCAGTCGCTGATCGGCTATGCCGGCGACACCGATATCGACGCGGCGGCGGTCTACATCATCGGCGGCGGCCGACGCCTGCAGGCGCTGCAGATGCTGCGCGCGCGCGGGTCGATCGACGATGCCTATGAAGTGTCGGTTCTGATCCGCGACCAGGCCGAGGCGATCGAACTGTCGCTGTCGGAAAATCTGGCGCGGCGGGACATGAATCCGGCGGATGAGTTCGCCGCGTTCCAGGAGCTGATGCGGCCCGGCACGATGTCGCCGGCAGATATCGCCAAGCGGTTCGGCTTTTCGGAGCGCTATGTGAAGCAGCGGCTGCGGCTGGCCTCGCTGGCGCCGGAGATCCTGGACGCCATGCGGCGCGGCAGGCTGACGATGGATGCGGCGATGGCTTATGCGGGAACGCAGGACCAGAGGCTGCAGGTCAAGATTTTCGCGGCCGAGGACAAGAAAGGCAGCTGGGGCCACGGTGTCCAGAGCATCCGCTCGGGCATCACCAACGCTCAGATGACCAACGGCGACGCGCTGTTCAAGTTCGTCGGCAAGGCCGATTATGAAAAGAAGGGCGGTCGGTATGAGGATGATCTGTTTGGAGATGCGGAGAGCTATTCGGGCCGCAAGCTGATCGACCCAGACATCGTCATGGGGATCGCGACCGATCGCGCCAATTTCCAGATTGTCCGTGTCCAGGCCGATGCGAAGAAGGCTCACCCGACGACCAGTGATGTCATCCTTGCGCCCGGGCTTCGGCTCGGCAAATTGCCCAAGGCTCCGAAGGGCTATGAGATCGTCGAGCGGCCCTACTGGCGGCACGATCTGCCCAGCTATGGCAAGATGCGCGAAAAGGCCTGCAACTTGGGGATCGATATCGTCGGTTTCGCCGGTGTCGATCATCTGGGCGCGCTGGTACTTGCCGAGCAGTTCTTCATCCCTGGCGCGCGCATGTCGGACCTGATCCCGCCGCAACGGGAGGCCCCGCGCAAGACGGAAGCGGAATGGGCCGCTGAGAGGCGCGCTGCATCAATCCGGTCCGTCGCCGCCTGGCTGGTCGCGCGCGATCATCACAAGGATCGCACCGAAGGGCGGCTTTGGTGGAAATCGCAGCAGCCGCATCTGGGCTCGCTGATGAAGCAGAAAGGCCTGGGGGACTGCTACAGCGTCGATGTGTCGATCCTGGTCACGCCGGAGGAGATCGAGGCCCGGCTGGAGGATGCAGAGAAAGAGTATCTGCTCCAGGAAGCTGAGAAGGCTGCCCTCCGTGAGGCGGAAGAGCGGGCGAAGGCAGAGGCTGCAGAGGCACTGGAGGCGCGGCGCGTGGAAGTGCTGGCGATGGATCCGCAGCCCGTCGTGATCCAGGTCGATGGCATCGCGCACTTCCGGTGGGCCGACGGCGCGTATGGCGACGAGCAGGAGGATACGCCGGAGGCGGAGGAATGCTCGCTCTACGACGATCTTGAAGAATTGCTGGAGCATGCCGGGATCATTGGCCTCGTCTGGCCGTCAATCGAAGCGTGGGCCGACAATCCCCATGGCGACAATGTCGCCGAGCCCGAGGAGCAGGCTGCATGATCAACGTCAATGTGAAGGTGCTGCGCGCGGCCTTGAAGGCGGTCAACGCGGTGGTCGAGAAACGCACGACTGTGCCGATCTGCGCGACCGTGCTGGTGCGTTCGACGCCGGGGCAGATGTTCCTGACCGGCACCGACCTGGAAATCATGGTCGAGAAGACGGTCGATCTGGAGGATGCGGGCGCGAACAGCGCCATGAACTTCTGCGTCGATGCGTCCCTGCTGGCGTCGATCGCGGGCAAGCTGCCAGCGGAGGGCGTCGCCAAGATCGAGGCGGACGGCAACACCGGCATCACGATCAAGTGCGGCAGGGCCCGTTTCAAGCTGCCCACGCTGCCGACCGATGATTTCCCGGTCCTGGCTGCCCGCGATTGGGACGCTGAGTGGGAGCAGGACGGAACGCAGCTGGTCCAGATGATCGAGAGCGTGCGCTTTGCCATCTCGACCGAAGAGACCCGCTACTATCTGGGCGGCATCTTTCTCCATGTGCCGAACGGGTCGGAATGTCAGTTCGCGGCCGCTACCGACGGGCACCGCCTGGCGCGCTTCCATTGCGGTGTCGCTGAAGGCGCGGACGGCATGCCCGACATCATCATTCCCCGGAAGGCGGTCGCCGCGCTCGCCCAGCTGCTCGACGAAGAGGGTGGCACGGTCGATGTGGCGGTGAGCACGACGAAGTTCCGGTTCGAGGTCGGCAAGACGGTGCTGACCGGCAAGCTGATTGACGGCAAGTTCCCGGATTACACCCGCGTCATTCCCGCCGACAACCGGCTGGACTGCTGGTTTGAGCCTTCCGTGCTCGCCGAAGCGGTGGAGCGGGTGCTGACGATCAGCAGCGATAAGACAAAGGCGATCGCCTTCAACTTCGCTGCCCAGGCGGTCACGCTGGAGGTCACCAGCCCGGAGAATGGCACCGCCAGCGAGGAAGTGCCCTGCGAATATGAGGGCGAGCCGCTGCGCATCGGCTTCAACGGCAGCTATCTGCTCGACGTGCTGCGGCACCTGAAGGGCACCGATTCCGGGAATGAACGGGCGCGGGTGAAGCTGGCCGACCCCGCCGCGCCGTCGCTCTGGCAGACCAGCGATGATGCCGCCCGCCTTTATGTTCTGATGCCGCTGAGGGTCTGACGATGTCCGCTTTCCTACAATGTGATGCCCATGGGTGTGACTACCGCGAAACTGTCGATGAGATCCTCGAAGATCAGATCGATAAGCCATGCCCGAACTGCGGTGCGAGCCTCCTGACGCGCGCCGACTATGATGTCTATGTCGCTCGGTTCAAACCGATGCTCGACGCGATGAAGGTGCTCGGCCTGGCGGTCGATCCTGCGCCTGGTGCTGAAGGACGCCGCGTTTCAATCCACTATCATGATGGCGCGACGACAATCCGCGAACATGGACCGGCTGGGAACTGACGCCGATGGCCGACGCCCTTTTTCCTGAGCAGCCGATTGCAGGCCCTGCGCCGAAGGGGCTCGGCCGCATGATGACCGGCGGCGGCGCTAAGGTCGATCGGCAGGGCAACGATTATTACCCGACGCCTGCCAGCGTGACGCGCGCGTTCATCGCGGCCGAGCGAGAGTATCTGCTCGACGCCTGCGACGATGCCGACACCGTGTGGGAGCCATGCGGCCGTGGCGGCGCGATTGCGAAGGAGCTTGAAAGCGCCGGCTTTGCGACGATCGCGAGTGACCTCGTCGCGGATCCGGCCAACCTCGTCGCGCAACAGGATCTGCTGCTCTGCCGGCAGGCGCTTTCGCCGGTTGTCGTGACGAACCCACCCTTTGCGCTTGCGGCCGAGATGATCCGGCATCTGCTGAACAACCTGGGCTGCACCTATGTGGCGATGCTGCTGAAATCGTCCTTCTGGCATGCCGAGGTCCGGACGGGCCTGTGGCGGCAGCGGACGCCGGCACGGATCTACGCGCTGAACTGGCGGCCCGATTTCCTAGGCAAGGGCAACCCGACGATGGAAGTGATCTGGTGCGTCTGGGACGCGGCCGGGATCGACAATCTTTGTGCTTATGACGTTCTGACGCCGTTTCGCGCGCCGGATCTCTTGGGGGAGGAATGATGGCTACGGTGGTCAAGGAACCGTGGGTGACACGCTGGGGCCGGGAAACGGACAGCTGGAACGTCACCGAACTGGATGAGGACAATGCCGACCAGGACGCGGAGGGTGGCGACAGCGACGGATCCGGCATGCCGGGCCGCTGGCTGGTCGGCCAGGCCGTCGCGCGCTGGTCCCTGACGCAGCCGATCGAGCCCACGGCGGAGACGGTGGCGAGCGTGTTCAACTTGCCGATCGAGCTCGCCCGCGACTGCATGGGAATGGAACTGCACGCGATCGGCACGTTGGGCACGGCGCTCCAGGTGTGGAGCGCCCTGCAGGACCAGCGGTGGGAGGGGCAGACGGTCGGCGCGGCCGCGCTCGCCTTCCACCTTGCGCCTGCGCCGATCATCGAAGCGGTCGAGGGGCATTATTGGATGTATCTCGCCGGCGATCGCGACGATCCGACGGCCATGACGATCGAACATGACGGCGAGTAGCGCGCCGCCGTCCTGACGGCCGCGACTTCCGCGACATCGATGTGAGTTTTTGACCTGATTTTTCGGGGTGGGTTTCTGTGTCTCTGCCAACTTCATTCCTGGACCAACTCCGCGCCCGCACGCCGCTTTCCGCCCTCGTCGGGCAGAAGGTGAAGCTGGAGAAAAAGGGCAAGGAACATAAGGGCTGCTGCCCCTTCCACAGCGAGAAGACGCCCAGCTTCACCGTCAATGACGACAAGGAGTTCTATCACTGCTTCGGCTGCGGCGCGCATGGCGACGCC